TGGGAAGGTACTACGATCTTTAGGCAGAGGATAAATATTGCCGGTATTAAAGCAAGTGATACACCTATAGTAGGTCATAGTATAAGTGATAGCATATCAGATTCGGCAACTATAAAAGGCCTATGGAAGGCCTACAGCTGTCTTGACAAGGTTGCAGTATATGACGGATATATAGAGTTGATTTGCTATAGAAAGAAGCCTCAAAAAAGTTTTCATCTGGCAGTAAAGGAGGTGTAAAAGATGGCTGATGCAATACTGATGGCAGGAGGCACAGGCGGAGTATCATCAGATGATGTTACTGCCGGCAAGGCTCAAGTGCTGCAGGGCTACAAGACCGTCACTACTGATAGCGATGATGAAGTTATCGAAGGCACGATGGTCAACCGTGGAAATGGAATGGATGCGGTGGATTTTACAAATGCACATTGGGAAAGCAAATTTGTAGCAAGAATGGAGGAGGGATACTACAGTCAAGCAGGGCAGTGGAATCCGTACGTGGCTATACCTTATGCAGTGATGGCAAGCGTAGCAGGTGTAGATGCGAACAAGATGCTTGAGACACTCACCGTGGCAGGAGTAAGGGGTACTGTACACACATATGGTGCTTGGAATACAGCTTCGGAAGTGGTAAATGCTACGTGGGAAAATAAGGTTCACGTGAGGTTTGAGGAAGGATACTATCCCAAAGATGGTAATTATAAGCCGGCAGCGATAGTGCCATATGATGTGCTTGCCAATGCTATTGGAATTGACGCAAGTAAGATGCTGAGTGCTCTTAATGTGCTTGGAAAGCAGGGACAGATAAAATCAATTAACACTCAGGATAATAATTACAGGGTTAACAAATCGACCGCCTTTGGAATTGACAACTGGACTGATAGAAATAATCCTGTTTTTTATGTAGATTTTCCACACGGTAATGGTTACTACAATCGCCCAGATGGACATCCGCATGTCTGCATAGATGCAAATAATTTAGGAACCGCTCAGGCAGATTCGGTATTAGAATGGCAAACCGCCACAAGCCAATACGGTGTTAAATTTGTCGGAACAATTCCAAGATGGATTGCTAGTCATGGTGATATAATCATTGCAAATTCTAGTCATTCTGGGCAGGGATTTGCTTACGATTTGCCTGGGGTAGGAAGAGGAATTGTTGTTGGCATAAAAAATGGGTCGTTTATTCAAGGAGCGAATTATGTGTTTTTACCTGCATCTTATGTACTTTCTGAAAATATTCGTGAAGGTGTAAATATGTTCGGTGTGCCTGGAGGACTTCCGGATTATAGAATCGGTAGACCGGTTTTTGACGGTGCCACTTTCAATGCATTGTATGTAGGGGGAGTGGCGAATAAGGATTTTCCAGAGGCAAAAATATATCGTGACAGGACACAGTCACATAATAATTATTCGAAATACATTGGTGGAACAACTATAGATGTGCGAGCCGGTAGCAATTATCACCTTTCAGCGTTTTCTAATTATGTAGGATTTATATTAGATAGAGCTATTCTTTTTACTTTCTTTAGACAGCTTAAAGTAACATATAAATTAAACATGAACATGCATACAGGAAGATATAACAGGACAGCAGGAGTTAATATATTTGTTTTTATATATGATGTAAACAATAGGAGCCGCAATATAGGGGGTAATCAGGCAACACATAGATCAGGTGATAATATTGAGAGTGTGCATAATGAGAATACATATGAGCTGATTGTAGATACATCTATGATAAACCAAGATGGATTTGTAGCACTGTGTGCTGATGCATATAGTGATGATAATTTGTCGAGTGCTATAGGTAGTGTAACATTTACAAAGATAGAATTGATAAATTAAAACGAGGTGAAATAATGAGTAAACTAATATTAAAGGACAAGACGGAGATAGAGCTAAGTACGCACTATGGAGACACTTTTGTCACTGCAATAGATAACTTTGCAAAATTAGATGAGTTAAAAGATAAGCTTACAGATGCAAATACTGTGATTATGACAGTGCAAAGTGATGGCAGCGAGGAGACTGTAACAGGCCTAAAGCTGCAGGGTATCACAATCAACTTTATTACAGATGCAATTGGAGCTATTACACAGATACAAGCTCTACTAATGTTTAGAGCTATGGATAAAGTAGAGAGGGTGGAGGCCACCTTAACAGGTCGTATAGACGCCTTATCAAATATGGTAGCAGAGCTTATGGGAAGCGAGGAAGGAGAAGGCAATGAGCAGTAAAAGAAAGATGAAAGTTTATGTGAGATTTTATGCATCAAGAATTAAGTACGGACTTATGACACTTGATGAAGTGCCGGCTAAATATAAAGAAGCTGTAGAAGAGTTCATGAAAACTGATGAATACTTGATGATGTAGCTTGATAACAAAAAAGGCTATCTTGATAACATAAAATGGGATTTTAATAACAGAAAGAGGGAGATAATCCCTCTTTTTATATTATGCTGAAGAAATTATTTTTCTGAAAGGAAGGAGAAGAGATAAAATGGACAGTTCATTTGCAGCAGGAAAGAAACTTTTAAGAGGTGGATATAGCCAATACACACCAACTGGAAAAGGATACTTTGTACAGTCAGGAGCATACGGTAAAGTACCGCATGACGGAGATATAGTATATTTTTATAGTAAAAGCCAGGGAAGAGTTGCACATGTGGGTATAGTAGAAGATGCAAGGAAACTTGGAGATACATATATCATACACACTATTGAGGGCAACACATCTGCGGTGGCCTTTGAGCGCAACGGTGGTGGCGTGGCCAGAAAAGAATATAAGTTTAAAGAGTCTGATGTAGGTGAAACAAATCGTATAAATGGTTTTGGTACACCCTCATTTGGTAGGGATACATGTACACCTGAGGAGCTCATAGAAGTTGCAAGAAAAGAGATAGGATATCTTGAGAAAGCAAGCAATTCAAAGTTGGGCGAAAAGACGGCAAATGCAGGTGAAAGAAATTTTACAAAATATGGCGAGTGGTATGGCGGAAACGGCAACTACTGGTGTCAGCAGTTTGTGAGCTGGTGTGCTTATAAGGCTTGTGAGACGCATAAAAAGAATTCCTTTACAGGATGGGTACAGTTTGATGGAAAATGGTTGTATGAGATTGATGGGGTAGTACAAAAAAATAGATGGCTACATATAGATGATAGGTGGTATGTAGTGGACGGTGCAGGATACTCGATCAGTGGGTGGTTCAAGCAAAACGAGGACTGGTACTACCTTAATCCTGCTGATGGTACAATGCTTGCGGGGCAGTGGATTGATATAGAGAATGAATCATATTATCTAACAAAATCCGGAGTTATGGCTCGCAGTATTTACATTAAAAATGACAATAAGCATATTTATCATTGGGTAGATGAAGATGGAAGATATCAGAAAGATTATGACACTGATAGTCCAGATTTGAAAACGTACGGACTTGCAGAATAGAAAGGAGCAAAATGAAAGCAAATATTATATATTCAGTTGTTGGAGCAGTAGGAGGTTTTATAGCAGCTATGTTTGGAGGATGGAGTGATGCTTTAATCACTTTGATTGTATTTATGGCAGTAGATTATGTGACGGGTCTTGCAGTCGCAGGCATCTTTAAGAAAAGCAAAAAGTCTGAAAGTGGTGCACTGGAGTCAAGGGCCGGTTTTAAAGGTTTATGCCGCAAAGGCGTTGCACTACTTATAGTACTTGTGGCAGTAAGGCTTGATATAATCATGCATACAACATACATAAAAGATGCAGTTATCATAGCATTTGTAGCAAATGAATCAATAAGCATAATTGAAAATGCTGGGCTGATGGGTGTGCCGGTACCGGGAGTAATTGCAAAGGCTATTGATATATTAAGAAAAGATTCTGACAGTGTAAAGAGTGAAGGTTGATATTTTAGACTTAGCAAAACAAAAAATCATAGATCAAAGAGTAGGCAAGAGAGTTACATCCCTTGCCTTATTTTTTATCGTTTAAAATTTTTCCTTTTTCTTGAGTTGTACTTTTGAGTTAAAATCTTTTGCACTTTTTTGAAAGTGTCGGTTGATATAATACTTTCATGTGATCCGGATTTCTCTTCTTTTTTAAACTTAATATAACCAGTGTAAGTTTTATTTTTTAATATTACCTTTACTGAGTTTGCCGAAAATTCTTTACCACGTTTTCCTTTGTACCCAGCACGATTGAGTACCCTGGCTGTTTCAGATAAGCTATGCGTTTCTAAGTATGTATCAAAGCACAGTTTAACACAATCCGCTTCCTTTTTTATGACTTGTAATTTATTGTTTTTTGCAACATAGCCTTTAAGATGTGAGGGTATGTATCTATCTTGTTTAAATTTCTCATCAAGTGCAAAACTTACTCTTTCGCTTGTGAGCTCTCGCTCTAGTTGAGCAAAAACTCCCAAAATGCCTACAATCGCACGCCCGAAAGGTGTGCTCGTATCAAATGCCTCAGTATATGAAACTAAGTCAATGTTTAGTTGATTCAATTTATATACTGTCTGATATAAGTCAGACACGCTTCTTGTGAATCTACTTAATGCCCAGAAAAGAATAATATCAAATTTCTTTTCTTCTGCGTCTTGCATAAGCTCCTGTATTGCAGGCCTGTGTGTCATATCTTTTCCACTTATCCCTTCATCTGCATACAATTTATAGACGAAGTAATTTTTGTCAGAGCAGTACTTTCTCAAAGTTCTTTCTTGTGCTGCTAAAGAGTATCCTTCCCTAGCCTGATCAAGAGAAGACACCCGGATATATATTGCAACATTTTTTGCCATATGTTAGAATAACCTTGCCTTTCTTTGAGGTGCCCTGCAGGTTTGCTTTGGGCGGCTACTGCAGGGCTGTTTTGTTTATTCAGATGTGTTTTCTATTCAGCCGGATTATAGAATATTCCGTTATCATTGATGTACTCAACCACCTCGTCTTCTGAAACAGATAATGTTCCGGCTACAGATAATCCGTTGTTCAGATCTAATGTAATCTGATACTCACCGATTTCTGAAGGTCTGTCATTGTCTATTCCGTCAACTGTGCCGTAATACGCACCTGAAATCATGCTGTCTATTTGTCTTTGTTCCTTGGCTGTAAAACTTCCGTATGTTCTTCCAATCATCATTTCTTTTTTCATATATCCACCTTTCTTCTTTGCTTACAGTTTGTGTTTGCTGGTCGGCTCTGTAAGCTCTCTGTAAGTTCCTTATTTATCTTACAATGCTATATTACTCTATTATTAGAGTAATGTCAAGTACTTTTACTCTATTTTTAGAACTTTTTTAAATTGCTTTTAAATGAGACATAATATATACTTAAAACAAGAAAAGAAAGTAGGAACTACGATTATGATTAGATATAAAATAGATATTATGAAAGAGCTGAATGATAAAGGATACAATTACACGCGAATAAAAAAAGAAAAATTACTATCCGCTCAGACGTTAGAAAATATAAAACAAGGAAAATCTATTACATTAGATACACTTAATAAAGTTTGTCTAATGACTAAATTACGCGTGGAAGACATTATAGAAATGACTGCCACAGACGAAGAAAGAGAAAAGTATTATCAGTAGAAGTTGTTTGTAAATAGTTATTGGTAGGAACTTACTAGTAACAAAGCACCTTAAAATGCTATAAAACAGGCGTTTCACAGTTCTGCAAGAGCAAGTTTCTTGTAAAAAACTATTGACTTACAGAGAGACTTGTAATAACATAAGGATATCTACAAGAAAACTTGTAAGAAAAGAGAAAGGAGAATAAAGTATGGGTGACTATGA